AGCCTACCTTGTCGCCGTCGGGCTGTGCCGATTTGAGTTGCTTGACGTATGCGTTGAACGTCCAGGTATACGAACCATCAGGCCCGGTGACGATGAACTCGGCGATGGTCCCGGCGATGAACGCCGCGTACATTGCCGCCTGCCCAGCGTCGCCCGGTATCCAGTTGCCTTCGATGGACAGGTCGCCGATCGACCTCCTTCCCGGCTTGAACTCGTCCCAGTTGTTGTCGTGGTTCGAGAAGTCCACGTCGGCGGCTGATATGTCGAGCCCGTCGATGTTCTTTAGCTCTCCGATTGTGACTCCCGCTATTTTCAGCGTTGTCCCGTGTGCTACCAATCCCTGTGTCGTCATGTTATTTCCTCTCTGTGATATAGTTCTGACTTATTTTAATGACTCCATTCTCGTAGCCGAGGGACATCTGTTCCCCGGTCGTCCTGATCTCCATGTAGGTATGTGAGCCGATGACAGTGTTGGCCTTGTCATCGATCGCCGCCCTTGCCGCGTCGAGCAACGCCGTGGCCGCCGCGTGTGCCGTTATCGGGTCGCCCCCGGCCCTCGCCATGATCTGCAAGTTCGGACGGTACGCCGTCTTCCCGTCGTGAGTGAAGGCCGGGGCTCGTCCCGCGTAACCTTCAAGACAGATGCAATTTACCGGGGTGTCCCTCATGTGATGAATGAAGATGTTGACCGTCTGTCCGGTGGTCGGGCTGTAGATGCCTACTCCCTGATCCTCTAGGTACTGACAGATATCATCGACCCAATCGGCCACGCTCATCGGTCAGCCTCCTGTGCGGCCTTCTTTATGGCCGGGTCGAGATACTCCTTGAATATCCCCGGGATGCTCGGTGCTACGCGGTTGGCCGGGTCTTCGAGGTACTTCGCCTTGCCCTTTATCGGGTGTACCCAATCAAGCTCCTCATGCTGTCTGACCGCATAGATGATGTTGTAACCAAACTCGATGCTCTCGATGTCACCCACTATTACAACATCGTTGGCGAATGCCGAACCTTCCAACCCGCCGTCCTTCTTAGGAACTTCCGGGAACGACTCTGACATGATCGTTTCCTCGACCGCCGTCAGAGCATCGACCCCGGCCTCCTTGACGACCCCGCCGATGCTGTTGAACAGCTTGATTATCTCATCGGCCCCTTCGAGCTTCGTGCTGAGGACAAGACTTCCCTTCTGATATTTCCTGTCGAAGTCGAGGCTCAAACGAACACCACCTTGAAATCGAGGTTCCCCGACCCGCCGAACTCGGGCCTTATCTCGATGATCTCGGGCTGTGTGCCGTCGGGCATGGTAATCCTGTCTGTTACGGCGATCGACACGGCCCCGTCAAGATAGACCCTCGCCGTCGAGACTTTATCGGTTCCGTTGACGTATCGGTACATCTTGCTCTTGTACTCGACACGGGCCGGATAGACGACCCCGGCGTTGAAGGTGACTAGGCCGCCCGTCCCGATCGCCGCCCTTGTCTCGATGGTCACGGTCTGATTCAGTAGCCCCGAGATATCCATGTCACTCCTCCGGGAACTTGGGAATCTCATGCTGATCGAGATCGAAGTCGTCCATGTCGATGTCGGCCCGGGACTCGCTCACGTTCGAGGACGGGGTTCTCGACCCGACCGATGACAGCAGGGCCTTGTATTCCTCAAGGTAGGACGAGCCTTTGGACGATGCTGAATAAGAATAATCCCCGAGGCTTTCGGAGGTCTTGTTCGCGTCTCCGAGCTTGACCGCGAACATGTGACAGACGAGGAGAGCGTGAGCATGGTCATAGTCCTCCGTCGCCAGCCCGGGGTTCTCCCGATCGAGTCGGGCCTTCGCCTTCGCGTAGAGGTAATTATAAACTGCCGTGGTGAACTTGCTTCCCGCCCCATCGCTGACGGTGTATGGGCTCATCAATGCGATGTCCGAAGATGCCAATGTCATGTCTATCCCTCCGCTACTTCCAGATGTCTCAGTATCAGATCGCCCGGTTCCGGTGTGAGATATCCCGCGTTGTTGTTCTCGTGATGTATCCGGTGTCGATCGTAGAGCTTCCCGGGGTCCGTCATCGTTATCGCGTAGGCCCCGGGCATGATGTTGTCGGCACACCGGACGAGTTCGTTCTCCACGGTCATGTCCGAAAGCATCGTGACCCACGCCCTTGCCCTCGTTATGAGGTTATAGAACTTCTGACCCGCCGCGAGCTTGACGGTGCTCGCCCCGGTGAAGATGGTCGTGCAGGTCTCTTCTGTGAACGTCCCTGCACTAGAATTGAATGCTCCACCGTTGACGGTAATCGCTCCTTCTCCGCCGAGAAGGATTCCACGAACACCGACTGTTAGGGGTGCGCAAGTGAGAGAGTATCCCGATATATCTAGTGTAGCAGTTTTCACTGCATCATACGAAAGAACAGTCAGTGACGACCCCAATGTAGCAGATGCCCCCAACGCAACAGTTCTCGATGCACTTGCTCCTGATTTCAAAGAAACAATTACTGGAACCCGCACATCCCCAAAAGATATTGTTCTATCAATTGATGTTCTGTACTCTAACGTGCCTGTTCCTATGATAGTTCCGCTATTTGAGTACACCACACCTGCCACCGTATCGGGAATCAACCACAGTTTCTTTACTAAGTTCAGTGTCCCGTAGTTGTAAAACCCAGCGAGGACGGACACGTATGTTAATGCACCCTGAATTGTAACATTCTGGCGTATTTTCAGTGTGGCGAGTCCGAAATCCGTGTTCCCAGAAATGACTTTGTTGTTTCCGGTCATATCGACCGATGTTAACCCGCTTCCGCCTGTCCGGGTATAGTTCGCACTGCATGTAATGAGGAATGCACCGGAGTTGCAAACTCCCGACTGTATCAGGAAATCCGTACACCCGAAATCGACGGATTGTATAACGGACCCCAAATACCCCGTCCCAAGTGTGAACGTCCCGACAGTGATGGCTAAGTCCCAAGTGCAATTTCCATCTGAAATGGCATGGTCGAAGGATATGTCATCCCCTGCAACGGGTTCTACTCCCCCGACCCAATTCGCATCTGTCGAAGCTAGATTGCCTGATGTTGGACTCCACTGTTTTAACGCCCCCATTGCGAACGGAAGCCCCGTGAACAACCCCGCCTGTTCTTTCAACAAGGTGCACGACATCGCACAGACGACCAATCCGGCACACGCGAGTCGGCCCGATCGCGTACCTACGAACTTCCGCACGTTCTTTATCGAGCCGGTCAAGTGTAGATATCGATCGATCTTTCCCCAATAGATGAACCACCTTTTGGACCGAACGGTTATCGGCCCTTCGTTCATCATCCTGACGTGGTATTTCCGGCCCCGCTTCTTCTGATACATCAGATCGAGGTCGGGGATAACGAAGTCGATGTTCCCTTCTATCAGCCTTCCCCTGGTCATCTTGCGTCTGGCCTTGCTCTTTTCCTTTTCGATCTTGTGCATCCATCGAACCCGAGCCTGTGCTATGTTCTTCGGCCTGTTCGAGCGGATGACCGTGCATAAGAGCAGGGCCAATATGACCATGAGATAAGCGAGCATCGGCTCACCCGTTGCTCGTCACCAATAGATTGACGTTCGTTATCGCATACGAAGCATCGACGTTCACGACCTTGAGAATCTTCATGTAGTGGTGATTGACCACGAAGGATTGCGGGGTTTTCTGTGCCGTGTTCCCGGTCACGACCACGCGCATGATGAAGCTCTCCTTGGTCGGAACGTTGTTGGGATCATCGTAAAGCAGGATGTAGAAATCGACCGGCCCCACAGCCGATGCGTTCGCACCCGTCATCTTGGCCGTTAGATTGATCTGTTTCAGGCGGTTGATGTCTATCTCGGCAACGTACGTCTGCGTTGTGTACGGGGTCGCCGCCGCGATCGATGCAATGTCCTGCTCAACTCCGTTCTGCTTCGCGTCTGCCGTGTAGGCATATGTGTCGAGATCGCCCAATCTTGTATCGTTCGGAATGTGAATCCCTCCTTTGTTGAGACCCGGGATAAAAGGCCCCGGTAGTCCCGTTAAGGAAATGTTTATGCGAGGTCCGTCAATGTGCAGATGGCCACGCTGTTCTTGATGCGTGGTCTCATGCAGGCGGTCATCGCCCCATATATAGGGGAGTTCTTCGGGGACTTGCTGTCCATGCCGAGGTCGTTCTCGTAGTC